ATGAAGATTGCCCATGAAGCAGATAAAGAGAAGGCTATCAAGGAAGCTCTGGCACAAGCCGGGGCACAGCCTAAGCCTAAGGCGGGGGATGATACTCCTACCGACCTAAAGGCGCAGTATGACAAAGCCATTGCCGATGGTAATGGTGTAGCGGCCCTAGCACTTATGGAAAAGATGCAGGCCCAAACTAGGAGATAATTATGGCAACTACCAATTCTGATAATGTAAACTATAGGGGTGTATTGTATGCCCTCGGCGCTAATCAAGCCCCGTTCCTTGCCTCCATTGGTGGGAAGACTAAGCGGGCGAACGCTTTCACGTATCCCATTGCCCAGCCTTATAGTGTAGGATCTGGAGCGCAGACAACCGTATCCGAAGATGCCGCCGCTGGAACTCTGCAAGCTACCACGGTGGAACGCGCTCAGGATACTAACGTCGCGCAGATCATGATCTACACGGTCAAGACTACGTTCAAGAAACAATCCATTGTAGGACAGATGTCCAGCGCTGGCGTAAATACCAACGATCCTAACCCTGTACTCGATGAGCTTGGATTCCAGAAGCAAGCCGGGCTTATGAAGATGGCTAAGGATATGGAGTTCACCTTGCTTCAAGGTGCTTACGTAGCCGAATTAACTAGCGCGACTAATCAGACTACCAGAGGGCTTAAAGAGGCAATCAGTACTAACTCTGTATTAGGTGGAAGTGTCGCCCTTGAAAAGGACATGATAGAAGAGCTAATCCGGAAAATGCTGGCCAGTGGTTCACTCATGATGGACCCGGTTATTTTACTTAACTCCTTCCAGCTTCAAAGGCTTTCCGACATTTACGGCTATGCCCCCCAGGATAGAATGCTTGGTGGTGTCGCGATAGAGCGGATCATGGTACCCGGTGCTGGGACTCTTCCCACTATGTTTAGCCCTCAAATGCCGACCGATGAAATCTACATCGTAGACCGCTCTGTCTGTGCCCCAGTGTTTGTGCCGGTAGCTTATTCCCAGGATGGGAACGTCAATCGTTCAATCGATATGATAAACGGCGTAGACGTGCTTTACCAACCTACCGCTATTACCAACGCGTCCAGGGGTGGGTTCTTCTACACTCAATTCGGCTTTGACTATGGACCCGAAGAGTACCATGGTTCCATCACTGGTCTGGCGACCTCCTAAGGAGTATGAAATGAAGTTTGAAAGTTCAAGTGCCATATCGAAGGGATTGGGCAACGCCCTTGAGACTATCGCAGATGTGGGCTCCCTTCCGGCAATTCGCGGACGCTGGTATTTCGTAGACCCAAAGAAGGGCGCGGATACTTCTGGCGGGAAGTCCATTGATACCGCGCTAGCTTCTATAGAAGAGGCTTATGATAGGGTCCTAGATGGGGACGGTATTGCTCTTCTTTCCTATGGGTCTGCCTCTGCTGATAGCACAAGTTATCTAAAAGCAGAGCTTACATGGAAAAAAGACGGTATCACGGTCTTTGGGGTATGCGCCCCGATAACTTATACCCCGCGTGGACGTGTCGCAAATAAGAAAGTTACTACTACGGCTGATATGACAGTTGCCGCTGGTGCGCTCAAGATTATAACTAGGGCTGCTGGTTCATTTATCGAGGATGGTTGGGAAATCGGCATGACTGCCCTTACCGCTGGGAATCAGGCTACTTCAAGTGTGGTAACTGCGGTGGCCGCTTTGTCCCTTACAGTGACCGATGAACTTGTAGCTTCTGACGAGGAGATTACTTCGGTTACCTCCACTATGGTGAATCTTATAACCTTAAGCGGTGACAACAATAGGTTTTATAATATGTCATTCTGGAATGGTGGTACTTCAGATACTGAGATCGGGGGCATATACATAACTGGTAGCAGAAATTATTTCAATAGATGCCATATTGTAGGCGCTGCAGGGGCTACTCCTGCGGCTACTCATTATTCCCTTAAGATAGAAACCGGAAAGGCTAACTTCTTCGAAGATTGTATAATAGGAATCAATACTATAGTAAGGGGGAATAACGCAGATGCTGAGATAGTATTCAAGGGGGAGCAGTCTCATAACCGTTTTCTAAGATGTGAGGTTATGTCATACGTTCCAGTTGGAACAGCCCATGCTGCTATAAAATCAGATACTACCGCATCAGGTAGGGGTGCTATGTTCCAAGATTGTGTATTCAATTCCTTGGATTCTGCGGACACTCCTGCCGCTGCACATATTTTTTCAACAAGCTCTTGCCCAATAGCTATGAAGGGGTGCGCTTGCTATAACTTTACCGCTTGGGGTGCTTATGTCTATGTAGACAATGCGGCAACTGCCTCTAGTGCTGCTGGGGGCCTTGCTACTGTAGCGACTTAATGATATGGGGCTTCGGCCCCATTATTACCGATAGACACGCCATAGGCGCGGGGGTATAAAATGTCTACACCAAGATTAACGGAAATAGTAGAAAGGGAATTATCTGGATTTCCATATCTTGCTACTATTTATGACGCCGATATAGACACTGGGTCACCAAAACAAATATCAATTACAACCGGAGCCAAAAAGGCGGTAGTTAAAATTACCGTAAAAGCTAAAACAGCGGCAACGGTTGCGTTAAACACGGGTCTTGTAATAGGGACCAGTGGAAGCGCGGGTACGTCTGTAGATTTTGCAAAGCGTGATCAAGCAAACACTTCTACGCCTTTAACCGTTGTAAAACAAGATTATGTATTGGGATCTTCTGGACAAACTGCCGGGACTGCGGTAGTTACTGACTATGTGAATCCAGATGATGAAATCATAATAAAGTTCAAGCTCAAAGAAAGCACCGCTTATGGTTTGGTGTTTACGCCACTTGTAGATGAAGACATTGGGCATTTTTACATAGAGTTATACGAGGCGTAGGCATGGCAGTAATAACCCTTGAGGAATACAAGCTACTTGCCGGGATAACCGGGACTACTTATGACACGCTGATTACGGCACTAATCCCGATGGTACAGTCTGATATTATCTCTATCTGCAACTATGACTTTGGGGAAGACACAGACTATGAGGATTTCCCCGAAGGAATGAAGCTATACGCCGCGCAGATGATCACATACCAGAGAGCTACAGCAGGGAATGTGCCGACTAAGCAAAGCGAAAGCATAGACGGGTATTCTTATACGCGGGCCGAAATAGGCGCAAGCGGATATCCTGCCAGCGTTGAATCAGGCCTAAAGAGCAAGTGGGGGCATGTATCCGCTAAGACTACACAACCGGTGAGCGCATTTAGGGACCGCAGGGGTCAGGGTGTACGGTCGTTGTCTGAAAGTGGACCGTCATACTCATATCCAGGGGTACCTGTATGAGCGAGCCTATAAGCCTGGATGTATTGGTACATAGCGCGGACCTGTATCCTAAATCCGGGGAAGATGCTTTTGGGAACCCGACATGGGGGGAAAAAGTAGAACTTACCAGGATAAGGGTATCCAGGTCTAAGCAGACTTTACTAACCGCTTTAGGTGAGGCGAAGAACGACAAGCTAGTACTGATCTTTGACTGTACCAACTCGCTACCTGCTGGTACTGCCTTCGGGGAGGGTGACAAGATTGTATACAACAGTGGGACCTATCTAGCCTGTGAAGTTACGGACAATTCCGGGGACGTTGCGGCTGCGCATCATTACCGCGTAGCATTGGTGGGGTCATGATAAACGTAGAGTTCAACACCGGTCAGGTGAAGCGCAGGCTTGCGGCAAGGATAGACAAGGCGCAAAAGGCGTTAGATATCCAGGTGTTGAAGGATGATAATCTTGAAATACCACAAAGCAACGAAAGGACGCTACAGAGGTCAGGTCATGTAGTAACTGGCGGTGGGGCAGTAGCATGGGAAACACCATATGCTCGGCGTCAATATTATCTTGATGAAGAGGTTGATGATCCAGCCGCAATAAAATATACAACTCCGGGGACACACTATAAGTGGCATGAATGGGCTAAGGCAAAGAAAGTCAAACAGTGGGAGGCATTGGCAAACCGTGAGTATAACAAGTGATCTAATCACCTATATAATAGCGCAAGCCTCTTCCATAACCGACATAAAGGAAGACAGCTTTGGCTCTACACAAAACCAGATCATGGCACGGTCTGACCCTTCGACGGCTAACGTCAAGGAACACATAGACGGGTCATACGCTGGGAAACAGCAGGTTACTTTTTATTCCCGGAACGTTTCACCGGCAACAGCACAATCACAGCTTAACTTGATTAGAACCACGGTGGACAAAAAGGAAATTACCTTGACATCACTACAGGTGTTAAAGGTTACTGCGGTATCAACGGTGTCTTTTGTAAGCAAGGAAGAGACCGGGGAGTTTATTTATAGTACAACCGTCGAAGTAGACTACGACGGCAAGAATCCCTACTAGGAGCATAACATGGGAGAAATGACTGACGGAACACAGGTTAAAAAGCACCACGAGCTTTTTTTCTTAAATAGTAATACGGCGGAAGCGCCGAATTGGATATGGATAAAGAAATCCACTGATAACACCATAGCGATGAATCCAGAAACGGAAGTACGAGATTTCATAGTTGATGAATCACCCACTACGATACTTACAAAGTACGCCCCTGGTATGACGTTCCCTATCACTATGTATAAGGGTGAAGAGGATTATGAATATTTTTATGCTTTATTCTATAACCTCAAGGCTGGATCGGATGCAGAAAGCGAATTGCTCTTTGTTGACTATGCCCACGGAGACACCAACTATAACGCCTGGAAAGCTACATGCTTGGTCGTAATCGACAACATGAACCCGGTTGACTCAACGATCACCGCGAACATCACAATCAACGGAACTGTGGAAACTGGCACGGCCACTATAACCGACGAGGTACCCGCTTTCGCCGGCGATGATACAATCGAGTTCATCTTAACGGTTACCTGTCAAATCAATACAACTCCCGAGGCTGGCGCGACGGTCATGTGTGGTGGAGTAACTAAGATAACCGATGATGACGGTAAGTGTACGTTCAATCTAATTGATGAGGAGCAATACGTCATTGGTGCTGTAGCTAAAACTTCGGAGAAAGTGTCCGAGATATTTACAGCTGACTCTAATACTGATACCAAAACCCTTACCCTAGTGGATCCGTGATCTTAACTAAAGCCATACTCCCCGATGCTATTGAGGTGTCGGGGAAGTATTACAAGATACATACAGGGCACTCCTACTGGTTCCGGTTTTACGAAATCATGGAACAAGAAAAGAAGTACCTAAATGATTTTGATCACCTGTATGTTGGTGAGATACCCGAAGATAGACAAGCAGGTATAGACGCTTTGGTCGGGTTTTTCTACGAGAAAAAAGAGATCCCCAGGGCAAGCGGTGAATCCGGGCCTGCGGTGCTTGACTACACTATAGACGCCGACTACATCTATGCCGGGCTTATGCAGTGTTACGGCGTTGACCTTATGGAACGTCAATACCATTGGCACATTGTACGGGCCTTAATTGCAGGGATGGAAGGAACCAAGCTGAATACCATCATCGGCTACCGTTGCGCTAAACCAGGGAAAGATAAAGAGCTGGCGCGTATGAAAGCCATGTGGGCGCTACCGGCGAAGGACAGGGCGGTAAAGGGACAAACCTTGTCAGAGTATCTATCACAGTAAGGGGCATGATATGAGCGACGGATATATAAAGATAGATACCAAGGTAGATCAAACCGGGCTAGACAAAGGCCTGAATGAAACTGATAAAAAACTAAAAGGCGGAACTAAGGGGCTAAAAGACTACGCGGGTAATATCGCGAAAGTAGGGGTGGCCGCTGGCGTTGCAGGATTAGCAATTAAAAAAGCCGCCGATATTGTCAACGATTTAACCGACGCATATAAAGCGCAGGCCAAGGCCGAGACGCAATTAGAATCGGCCGCCAGGAACAACCCTCTACTCAATGACGCATCGGTCCAGGTATTGAAAGATTACGCAAGCCAATTACAGGCAATTTCCACCACGGGTGATGAGGAGCTGCTTCCATTCATGGGCCAGCTTGCCGCTGCTGGACGTACCCAGGACGAGATAATGCAGATTATGTCAGCATCCTTGGACATTGCCGCGACTGGTACAATGTCGCTTGATGGTGCAGTTCGCAACCTTAATAAATCTTTCGGGGGATATGCCGGGGAGCTTGGAGAAGCAATACCTGAAATAAAAGCATTGACGAGTGAAGAGCTTAAGCAAGGTGGAGCCGTTAAGCTATTGGCCGAGCGATATAAAGGCATGGCCGCCGAGGTAGCGAGAAACACCGGAACGGCTGAGCAATTGGCCAATGCTTTCGGGGATCTTAAAGAACAGATCGGCCAGCCTTTCGAAGAAACGATTGCGCCTATACGTACTTTTTTCAAAGGGATTATAGAAGGATGGACCAATGCCTTAAGTAAGCTAAACGAATATAAACGCGCACAAAAAGCATTGAAGGATGACCCCGCTAATTTAGAAGCGCAACTCACTGTAGAAAAACAATTGCTAAAAGACATGGACAAGGAATATGTAAGCATAGTCAAGCAAGTAGACAATGAACGTCAAATGTATGGCGTTGTTTCCGGTTCTATGCAAGAACAGCTTGACACTTTAATTCTACAAAGACAAGCACAGCTTGATATAATAGACGGCATACAAAAACAAATATACGCACGGGAAACATTAGCCAACGCGGAAGAGGAAGCGGCAAGAAGCAAAGCTACCACGGACGCTGCGGAAACAGATATGAATAAAAAAGCGTTAGATCATTACAACGCTGTAGTGGCTGCACGAGAAAAGAATATAAATGCTATAAATCTACAGGCTGACGCGGAAGGGATAGAAGCGGATCAACTGGAAATAATCAACGCTTACGTTTCCTCTTATGTAAGCCTTATCAACGAATCAAACGGGCTGATATCCGCAAGCAATCCGCTTGCACAGTCACTGCTTGATGTCATAAAGCAAATGACCGAAGAGTATGAAGCGCAGGTAATAGCACAGGAAAAAATAGAAGGCAATATAGAGAAAATCAAAACCGCAGAACGCAAGGCTCTTGATGAGCTTAAACAATCGCTTGCATCTATTGAGGAAGAGCTGGACCCGGTTGAATTACTTAAACGACAACGCGACAAATTAGACGCCGACTATGAGGCAGTGCTTAGGTCTACTTATGTAACCGAGGAAGAAAAGTACAACATATACAAAGAGTTCGCAGATAAGCGTCAAATACTAAATGATAATTTACACGAAGCTGAAAAGATTGCTCTTGAGGAAGAGGTAGCGCTAAGGCAACAGAAAACCGTGGAGATGCTTACCACGGTAAACGAGTTTGCAAATCAATACCAACAGTATATGTCATCTATCGTATCAATGATAAATGACAGGATAGCGAATGAAAGTGAAATAGAAACCGCAGCGCTTAAGAAACAATATGATGAAGGGTTAATATCTGAAGAGCAATTCCAAGAGAAAAAGGCGGAGATAGACAAGGAAGCGTCTAAGAAAAAGTACGATGCCGACATGTGGGAATGGGGTGCTAACCTTTTGTCAGCCGCTACAAATACAGCGCTTGCTGCTGTCCGTGCATTGGCAGAAGGTGGACCGTTCGCAGGGCCTTTACTAGCCGCGATGATTACCGCATTAGGTGGGGCGCAAATAGCGGTTATGCTTGGTAACAAACCTATACCGCCCGCATTTGCTACGGGGGGAATAATACCAGGTTCGCCATATACCGGGGATAATACCCTTGTACGTGGCACTCCTGGTGAAATGATATGGAACGCAGCACAACAGCGGGCATTATGGGAAAAAGTAAAAGACGGCGATTGGGGTAGCTCTAGCCCTAATATTCAAGTGTATAATCAAATGGCTAATGAAGCCAAAGTGGAAACAAGAATCAAAGATAATGATATAATATTCATGATTGACAAGACTGTATCTAAGGGCATGGCGGAAGGCAAATACAATCCATCCTACCGGACTATGCAAAATGGACTCCGTGGAACGCGGTATACAAGTTAGGGGGAGCGCATGGCGATAGCATGGCCTGAGACAGTAAACACCGACGCGTATGGAATGGAGCTGGTACCCTCTCCTAACGTCGAACGTATAGAGTTTGAATCCGGGAAAGGTCGGTCGTATCTCAAAAACTCCGTTGCAAAAAAGACCTTTGCTTTTATGCTTACCATGATTGACGACGGCGTAGGAAGTGAGTACAGGACTTTTGTATCATGGTGGGATCTTACGCTATTATCAGGGTCATTGTCTTTTACCTTCCCTGATTTAATTACTCACACCGGATTGACGGAGTATGAAATGATGGGAGAATACAGCGCATCGGGGCAGGTTAGAAAGGTGGTACAGTTTCAAGTGAGGGAAATGTGAGCGCGTTTGACAGTCTGTTCCGCAGGACCGGAGGATATTCTCTACCCTGGCTTATTACGATAGGCAACGGGGATACTACACTTTATTATATCAATGATACTGTTGACAGGGAGTATTCAGGGGAAACATACAAGGCCCGGACTTTTGAATACACGCCGAATCCAGAGGAGCATGGATTCATCGGCGGCGGTACTCTTGAGATAGCAACGGCCGACGCCTGGGAAGTAGACTCTATTAACGCTTTCATCGAATCGTCTAGCCAAGTTTCCATGACTGTTATAGGGATTTTGTTAGATGATGACTCAGTGACGGAATTGAAAACTTTTTATCATTCTTATGGTTCGGTACAGTGGGATGGAAAGAAAGCGTCATTCTCTTTTGATGCAGACGATCGACTGACTATGACTTTCCCCGCGCTTATATTTTCTCATTATAATAATCGAGGTAATGGGTGATATACTACCAGGACCTTTTGACAGTCCCTTATAAGAAAGCTGGTAGGAATATAGACGGTATGGACTGCTATGGGTTTTTGATAGAGTGTTTCAAACGTGAAGGTAAAATCTTAAAAGATTTACGGGCAATTCCAGAAGGTGATATTGAAGAATACATCTCCCATATAAATGTGTTAGAATTAAATGAGTATAAAAAAGGATGCGGCATACAGTTTACTATTTCGGGAAAGCTGCATGTAGGCTATATGATAGACAAGCGTACCGTTTTACACATGACAGATAAAGGTGTAAAATATTCGGCAATAAGACCAGGAAATGGTAGGATGTTTGAGGTGATAGATGAACACAACGCTGTATAGAGATTTTTCGGACGCTTGCGATTATATAAACATTCCGCCAGATGTACCGCTTAGTGAAAGTCTTAAGCAATATACCTTGTCTGATAAAATAATACTTGTAAACGGTAAACAAGTAGGTGAAAACTATATTCCGAAAGTAAATGATATAATTGTAGTGCGTTCAATACCTGAGCTTGCAACCGCTACGGCTGTAGTATTAGGGGTCGTCGCTGTTGTCGCTGTTGTATCACTTGTTGTTGCTGGTGTTTCTGCATATCAATTGTATGAAACACGTAAAGACATGGCAGAGTTGGCCGCTCAAAATAGTGCGGAAGCCTCTGGCGGTGTATCACAAGAAGCATTGAGAAACCTACCTACCATTAGGGGTGCAAGCAACGCCATTGCTACAGGTAACACTCAACCGTATATAATAGGGGAACATTTATTCACGCCATACATATTAAAGAAACCACATTTTTCTTTAGGAGGAACGAAAGGTGAAGAGCTATATATATGGCTAACATTTGAATGTGGATTTAATAATCAAGTTATTAGAGACATTAGTATAGGCGATGTAAGTATAAAAGATTTTGGTTCTGTTGGAACTACTCCACAAGAGGGTGTTTATGCTCTTGATGCAGACTCACAATATTATGATGATAATAACATACTTGAGATATCACAAGATGGAAGTGATTTTTATTATTCTCCATTCAATGATAAATATGCAGTGGAATTACCAGGGGCTAAAATAAAACGTGCAGACGATGCGGGTTATGAAAACTTATTATTTATTTTAGATGAGCACGCTTCAAACGTTGAAATAATAATTACAATAAATGGATTAAGGGCCTTTAATAAAGATGGTTCACAAAAAACAAACAATGTAGATATCAATCCATATTATTCTTTAAATGGAGGATCAACATGGACTGGATTTACATTTTATCAACCAGAAGTAGGTTATAGTAACACATTTGCATATCATAGCAATACAACAATGCGATATAAGGCAAGTAAAGATTTTACTTATGATCAAGTGAAAAATCTTACTGAGCCCATACAAATTATATTTGAATGCCCTACATTATCTGTAAATAATGGAAGTGGGGATTTTTATATTACTTGTATACAATCAAGAATATACGATCCTGATAAATCTGCTGACGCTGAATCGTATATTTATGAAAAAGCAATAGACGATACAGAAGCCGCTTTATCAACCAGAATGGGCTTACGTATAACTGCATTAGATTCTATAGGCGATAACATAGAAAAGATAAACATAACAACCGCAGGTGTAGCCAGAACATGGACTGGAGCCGCGTGGTCTGCTACAAAAATCCCCACTAGCAACCCAGCGTCATGGCTGCTTGAAGTGCTTACATCCTCGACACATACCGCGTCTAAAATGCTGGACACTGAACTTGACTTGGATTCATTCGGGGCGCTCTATGAATACTGTGATACTAATAGTATAAGTGTTGACTATGTACTAACGCAAGGCGATGAAAAGCGCAACGTGTTGTCAATGCTATGCGAAGTGGCTAATTGTGTTTTGTACCGAAATATATATGATGAACTTTCTATAGCGATAGATACCACAAAAGAAAATGCTGTTGCGTTATTCAATAGACAGGATTTAATATCTTTTTCCGCTGAGAAAACATTTAAAAGATTGACCGATGGTATACGTGTATCGTACATATCAAGAGATGGCGGATATCAACGGGACTCATATTTGATTATGCGTTCCGGCGTTACTAGGACAAGCACATCGATAATAAGAGACGTGGAAGCTCCTGGCCGTGTAGAGTTTGCGCAGGTAGCGGAATATGCTCGTAGCCTTATGGCCATTGAATCGCTAAGGACTAAGATAGTTAGAATTGAAATAGGCAAAGAAGGAACCTATTATACACCGCTGTCAAAAGTCCTAGTTCAGCATCCTGCCTTAAGCAACGGACTTGGTGATGCTGAAATAAAAAGCGTGGTGGTTTCCGGGAGTGATATTGTAGGTTTGGAATTATACGAGCCTATCCAATACGACTCCGAAGACCTGGCCGGATTCGGCGTTATCATAGACGCGATAGGCGAAGACTACGAGACACCAATTACGGCGGCGTATACTGCTGCTACCGATGGGCTTGTAAGTGAAATTACTTTTGTTACTCCGATACCTGTAGCATCGGCGGCGATTCCTCATGCCGGGGATAACTTGTCTTATGGATATCTAAACGCGGGAGAGTTCGACACTATCACTAACGAAATGTTGATAGTTGAAATTGCTCCAACTGATAAAGGCTTTAGTCTATCGCTGGTTGATTATGACGAGGACATATATACACCTGGAGAAGTACCAGAGTATACGCCTAATATCACGATACGTAGGACCGGGCTATCAACGCCGACAACCATTCCAGGGGCTACTCTGGAAGATGTTAACTCTGTAATAAACGAGAACTTGTATGTAGACCCTGCTGACGTAACTTCTGTTACGGCTGTTGCATACCAGGACCATGTAAAAGTTATTCCTGTCCTGCCAGCTTCTGAGGGATCCTCTGACGCGGTGGGAATTATCGTCCAGCGTTCTACCGATGGCGGTACAACATATTATGATACTAACAGCGTAGAAGACGGGACGGCAAGCGTAAACGTTGGGGCATACTATTGGGAGTTTTCTAGGGCTACCGATGGCTACCCTGAAAAGACCGGTTCCGCGTCCCCCTGGATAGCATTATCTAATTACCGTTTCCGTGTCAAGGGTGTCAACGCTGCCGGGGTCGCAAGTGAGAACTGGACATACTCCGGTGCACCTAACGTAGACAACTATAAGACTTGG